TAACCGGACCATCACTTGGTAATAATTCTTTGTAAGCTGTAGCTTGAAATTGTGTTACTGCTTCTGCTAACACCGGATGATTAACACCAGATGCACCTTTAAATGGTTCTGTTCTTCTTTCGTATTTGAAACCTAATAATTCTAAACCTTCTCTGTAAGACTGCTCCCAGTCTCCTCTTGATTCTTTGTATTCTGTGTATTGATTGTAAAGTGTTTGACCTAAAGATTCTAAATCTGAGTCTGACATATCCTCAGCTAAATTTGCAAAGTGTCCTTCTGATTGTCGACCAGGGACCGTTGTTGGATCGAAAGTAACTTCAGCTCCACCTTGCTCATCCATTACAACTTCGCTTGTGTCAGTCGTAACAACTTCTTCACCACCTGGAATAGCTACTTCTTTTTCTTGAAACTCTTCATCTTTGATTTCTTCAACTGTGTTGGGTAATGACTTATCTATGCTATCTACCATATCCTCTATCCTATTATTAAATTACACCTCTGACTGCGACTATACCCTCATTATCTGGGGAAGTAAAGTCTTCTTCAAATTCATCTTCGGTCATGATTGCTGGAAGACCTGCCATTTCTTTCATACGAAATTCAGGATCTTCTCTCATACGTTTATTTTTAGCGGCAACATCAGCTGATACTTCATAAGCTAGATATAAATCTCTTGGATCTGTAATTCCAGCTTGTAAAGCTTTATTCACATCATATAAACCAATTCCCGTGCCTATCACAGGCAACGCTTTTAATACGGGTTTAGCTGCTTTAAAAACTGTTTTAATTCTAGAGGGTTTAGTTGTCTCAACTGTTTTTTCAATGGAGGGACCTGTCAAGTTTTTTCCAATTGGTTTACCAATATCAGTAGATAAACCTAATGCTTTTAAATTTCTATCTAGGACTTGACTAGCTGGTATTGGTTTTGCACCGATAATTCCTTTGTTTGTAGATATTCGAAGACCATATTGATCTAACACCTTAGATATTTTTTTTATTTTTTCAGGGTCTGCATCAGGTCTATTAACATAGGCTTCAACAGCGCCAAAAAATCCTTGATTAATGTTTTTTGGAGCCATTTGAAAATTAACAGGAAATTGCATATTTCTTTTTCTTTTTGCGACAGAAGAAATATGATCTCTTTCAAAAAGTCTATCCGCTTTTAGAATTTTTGCTATTGCTTCAGGGCTTTTATTTTTTGATATAATATTACCTCTTCCATCTAATTTTAAGTTAACTAGATTAATAAACTTTTGATTATTAACTAATTGATCAGGATTGTTTTTTAAGAAAGCATTAATTTTTTTAACACGTAAATCCTCTGCTTTATTAAAAGCTTTATCTGCTTTAGATGCAAATTTTTCTCCCTCTTTTATGTTTGCCATTCTAGCTGCTTTTTTACGACTTTGTGGTGTTCCCTCCTTCTTAGGATTAACTTGTCCAACAAGATCCTCTCTTCCACCTTTTCTAAAATAATTTACAATAGCTGATCTATCTATATTAAGTTCATTAGCAACTTGTGTTGTGCTTAAACCTAGTTCTTTTAATTTTATGGCTTTTTTAACTATTTGAGAATCAGGTGTTAATTTTGTTATTTTAAATCTGCCTTCAGGTGGATTGCCATATATTTTAATATATTCTTTTACTAAAACGTTTTTAGTTGTGGGTGCAAACTTAAAACTTTTTGGGTTTTTATAACCTAATTCTTTTCCTATTTGCTCTATGTTTAAATCTGTCCTTTTAATTAAATAATCTAGTTTTTCTAAGTTTGCTTTAGTAGCAGGAATAAATTCTTTTAACTTTTTAATATTTAATTTTTTATTTAACTTAGTTAATAAATCTCTTTTTTCTTTTTTATAAGTAAATGTTTCATTACCAGCAGAAGATATTTGTTTTCTATTTATTTTATTTGGTTCAAGTTGATCCATAATACTTTTTGCATTAGCATCTATATTATTATCAGCGATATATTTTCTAATGTATTCTAAATCTATGTCTGTGCCTTCAGGTAATGTGTCTAAATACGCGAGCACTTGTGCAACACCGCCTCTACTAAAACCAATCCTACCACCAACTCTATACCCTGGTCTTAATTTTTCTTCTAATATAGATTCAAATAAAAGTTCTGACATTATTTATTTCTTTTGTTAAAATCATCAAAGAGCTGTCTGTTACCAGGTCTTTTAATTTTATTACCTGTTGTTATAGACTTCTTACCAAATCTTCTTTTAATTTTTTTAATTGCACCTGTAATACCACCTTCTGCTTTATCTTCCTTTGGTTTCTTTTTATCTCTTATTCTTTGTGCAGCTTCTTTGTTTTGTCTATTCATCCTAGCTATTGTTTCTGCTTCTGTTTCTTTTAATCTTTTCATTCTATCTTTTGCAACCTCAAGACCTTTCTCTCGTTTAGATCCTGCAATTTGATTTCTAGGTTTGAATGGATTTGTAATTCTTTCTGGCGGGAACTTTATAACTTTGTTAGCATCAATAACTTTTTGTCTTGCTTTCATTTTTAGTTTTAACAAATCAAGGCCTTTTGGCATAACACCTCTAGCTGACTTGTATGCTCTAACCAATAAATTTAATGCTTGTAAATATCCCATTAGTAATAATTGTATTCTTTTTTAGTTTGCGTTTTATCTTTTTCGTCCTCTGGATGCCCTATAAAACCCCCTTGTCTAAATCGCATCACAGCTTGAGTCATGGAATCTACTAAGTCATCATTGTCCCCATAGGGAAATGCTGCACACTCTTCAATCACTTCTTCTGCAAATTTATCATCAGGCGCCCAGATTTGCCCTGACTCAAATAACGGGGCAACGGCGTTTACTCTAGCATGTTTATCATTTCCTTTGCTAGGTACGTAATTTATAACAGGTATCCCCATCTTACGCAATTCATAAGTTAAAGGTAGTCCAGATGCTTTACCTTCTATGATGACTGTATCAGGGTTCCAATACTTCCACTGATCATAAGCCACCTTCTTAAGATCTGGAAACTCTAGTCGTTCTTTGTGGGCATCAAGTAAAATTAGATTCGGTCCGCTGTCCTCGTTTGGATAAAAGACGCCCCACGTTGTAATCGCAGAATAGTCAGCGGTTTCTTTTTTAAGAAACGCAGTATCATAAGATTGAATAATGTGATGAAGTTTTGGTACATAACCTTTGTCCCAAACGTTCCACCATTCTCGTTTTATGATTGATCCTTCTTCTGCCGTTGGATCTTGCATCCACTGTGCATTCCATTTACCAAGTGATAATGAAGCTTTGACAGATTCTAATTCTTCTAACTTCCAATACTCAGGCCATGTAGGTTTATTACTTGGTAAGATAGCTGGGAACTCTATGACTTCCCATTGATCCGCTTTCAATTCTTTTTGAGCTTTGATTAACATACCGGTTAGATCTTTTGTATTCCATCTTGTCATGACCACAACAATAGAACCACCTGGTTGTAAACGCTGACGTGGTCCTGAAGTATACCACTCGTAAGCTCTCTCTAGTGCTTGTGCGTTCAACGCATCTTGCTCAGAGTGTGGGTCATCGATAATCAGTAAGTCCGCACCACGGCCCGTGATTGCAGATCCAACACCGGCTGCATAATATTCACCACCTTGTTCTGTTTCCCATTTACCTGCAGCTTGACTGTCCTCTCTAAGTCTAGTCTTAAAAACAGATTGGTATTCAGGACTATCAATTAAAGTTTTAGCTTTACGTCCAAAGCGGATCGCTAATTCAGTTGTGTGAGTTGTTTGAATAATTTTTAAATCTGGTTTACGTCCCACCATCCAAGCAGGCAGAAGATAAGAACTAAACTCAGACTTTGTATGTCTTGGTGGCATGTTAATAATAATTCTTTTTGATTTGCCGTTTGCCAAACGGTTAAATTTTTCTGCAATTTTTTTGTGATGATCACCTTCTATAAATTCAGGCCAAACATGTTTTACAAAAGTAAGAAAATCAGATTTGACTTTGTTTTCAGTTTTTTTCTGGTCGAGTTTAATCGCATACTTCATAAACTCTTTACGGACGTCTGGTGGAAGCTTATCTATAATTTCTTGTTTCATAAAATTTTTTGCAGAATTTTTTTAGACTTCTGTTTAACGTGAAATGAATTTTATACCACATCTATGTCTAAAACTAGCTGTAAAGGTAAATATTTTGGGACCCCTTTTGCTGTAAGGGGGACGGGGGCGAATTGTGGCAAAATTAAGGCAGATTCTGCTGGGACCCCTCAGGGCGCCCGCAGGGCGCGCACAACTCCCAGTTGTGTCGGCCCGTTAGGGCCGACCCATTTTGGACACATAGTCTATTGACTATCTGGGAAAATATGTTAGTCCAAAAGCACCATATACGCTTTCGCGTTATTCTTCATAAACCAGTTCAAAAGCTTTCGCATTTTACCCCAATGCTTACTCGCACCTGTGCCTAGTTCTTTATCCTCTAAAGTAGCAAGAGCCTCATGATAAAAGATCTTGTCATGTTTCTCTGCCTCTTCCTTTGTTAGTTCAATAGATTCCCCAGTGAATCTATTACGTCTTGTGTAGTCGTTGTTATCAACTGTCTCTGCTAGGTTCTTAACGGTTAACGGCATATTTTCCTTTCTGTTTATGTGTGGGATTATATCACAATTAACTCACGTTGTCAACCTTGTTTATTACCGTCCGTGTGTATGAATAATCACCCCAATTACTTTGGATTGTTTCTTTTTTGGGATCCTCAATCGGTGTTTCAAGAGGCTCGGTACGTGGTGCAATCCGAATGATTTGTTGCACATATTTATTTGCAAATTCATTATAACAACCCTGACTACAAAAATAAGAATACATATGTATATAATTAGGGTTATGTATTTTTACTTTCCTCGTTCTTAAAACCTTAGAACCTTTAGTTCCTCGAACTCTGTCCGTTGTTGAATAGGTATGGCAGTTCGGACCGTGACACCATACATGTGAACTCATGATGGTAATCCTATCATCATTGAGCCAACACCACCACTTGCGATTAATATACCGAGATATAAGTCATCGGTATGCATGGCGTAAATTACGCCAAGCATAGCAACAACAAAACCAATCAAGACCATAAGAAGTCTCGCAATAGTTTCACTCATGTTCTGACCCTCGCCTCTCCGACAGCCATACGCCAACCATCATTATCCAAATCCCAATACACTAAACATGGTACACCATTTTTAGATGTAAAAGATTTTCCTTTCGTTCCGTCTGGTTTATCATACTGACCTTTTCTAGTGATAAACTTTCCGTGTTTCTTTGCATAGTAAGTTATATAAAACATATTTTCCTTTCTGTTATATCTGGGATATTATCACATATCCCAGATATTGTCAAGACTTATATTTGGTCTTGTAGTTTTTTTGTTGCCTCTACATCTATAAATAGAGGGTGAAAAGTTTTGTCCTCATCTGTGTTTAACAGTTTAAGAGCTTTTAACTTTTTATGTATCATATCAAGGTCTTTGTCTTGTGCCTCTACATGATAGCTATCTTCATTGTGGTTAAAAGTTAGTCTTGATATTACTAGGTACATATTTTCCTTTCGTTGTTGTTAATGTATGGGATATTATCATATATCCCATACATTGTCAAGCCCTAATTTACAGCTTGTTTTTCGTATTCTAGTCTTGCCTTAATCTTATCGGCACGAGATACATTTTTGTTTTTCATGCCCTTGATTAAGTTGGCTAAGTTTTCAGGATTATAGATTGTTAAACCAGTAGAGTTTGTTCTAATCAACTCAGCCTCTTCAACTTCTATTCCTAATTGTTTTGCTAACTCAATACCCTCAGATAAATAACGATATGCTTTCAATCCGATTTTTAATTGGTCGGCTTGTTTCATAATGCTATCAATCCAAGTTTGATGTGTTGCGACAACACTTGCTTTAGCTGTTCGCCATGCCAAAAAGATATTGTACTCATCTTTTGTACAAGGGATTGCTCTTGAACGACAATGACTTGTTCCAATGACATCAAGATAAAAATTATTATTATAATCTTTAGTCAAGCCAATTTCATTATCGCCATAACGACCTTTACCTAGAAACTTATTGTTCGCCTCTATGTGTTTGGTCTTATGTGGATTGCTGTCTTTACCAGATTGCTGTGGAATTATATCTGGATTGCAACCATTAGCTTTTAACTCCTCACGATAATATGCGTGGGCAAAGTGATCACAATCTTCATCACCCCCATACTCATTACCATTAAGATTACCAAATAAACCAAAATCAAAATGTGATTTAGTTTCTTTTTGGTCGCCATCTTCGTCTGTGTCCTCGTTATGTGAAAAGTAAAAGCATTTATCTTTTGCAACTACATCACATGGGTCGCCATATTTCTTTTTGAATTGTCTTAATACAGCAACATCTTCACTAGGATAAGACCTATTGACAACTGCTTTTGCAACATCAAAAGCATGTCCTTGCATTTCATTGAAACTTTCTCTAGCCTCCATAAATGCTTGTCGTTCCTGAGTGTCCTCTTTCTCGAATACATCTTTTATACGATTGTATAACTTGTTTCTGTATTCGGTGTTCATACGAACTTTTTGCATATTTTCCTTTCTTTTTTTTGGTTAATATTACTTGACATATTATCCCAGATGTATTATATTGTCAAGTATGAAAGTAAATAAAAAAACATGGCAAGATAAAAGGATAGACGCAATCAACAGGAAATTAAAAAAATTTCCTAGTCGTGATACGGCAGAATATTACGCTGATGAGCATTGGAGAATATGCAACTCAAAAGCGAGTAACAAAGAGGAGTATAAAGCCCAATGTGAACACGAGTATAATGATTATGTAAATGCTTGTTTAGAATAATTCTAAAGTAGCCAACCTTGTTTGGAGTGAGGAATTTAAACTCTATAGCATAGGTCGTGGTGTCAATTCAGAACGTCCCTCCATCTAGCTAGGGGAGAGGGGTCGCCTACGCACACCTACAAGGTTGACTAGTTTAGAATAGTTCTAAGCTACAAGCTTGAGCCCTGATCCAAGTGAATTCGACGTTTAGAAAAGTGCACTGAAAACTTGGATCTGGGGTCAAGTTAGCTGGAGCAAGCTCCGTTAAATAACGCGGCTGGCTTCTTGGCCAACGCTTCCTGGTCTGCTTAGCGAGGGTAAGAAACGCGAATCGCGGGAGCAGAAGGAGGCAGCAAGCTCGGGGTCAGTCGAGAGCGCAGTCAAAACGCCCGAGCGACAAGCTACAAGCTCCAAGCTTGACAAGCTGCAAGCTTC